TATCTTAACGGCGTGAACTTCAAAGACTACGGTATAAGGGTAGAAAGTAGCACGGGTATATTAGACCTTCCGAAACTAAAAACGCCCGCGTCCGTGGATTGGCCGGACTATCACGGGAAGGTTATAGACCTGTCGGACAAGCGTTACAACGAACGAGAAATTACGCTTAATTGCTGGATGAAGGCAAACGGTAAGATGGACTTCGTGGAAAAAGTAAACGCCTTTGTTGAGCACTTCCGTAAAGACGGGACACAACGCCTTATGATTTCCATCCATCCGACCAAGCCGCTTGTTTACGAAGTATACAACGAAGACGGCGTAGCACCTTCGAAGCGATGGCACGACGACAAGATGATTGGAACCTTTGCGCTTAAACTTAAGGAACCCGACCCGGTAAAGCGAGTAGTACGACATCAGAGGCTGGCGTTAAACACGGCAACCGTAAATATTGCCTTCAAGAGTGACAAGATGGTTAATATTTATTGGGGCGACGGCACGGTAGACTACGACGTTTACGGCGACCACACAGGGAATAACGCCATTACACACACCTACGACGCAAACGGCGTTTATTATATTGTCATGGGTGGTGTTATTGAAGAAATTACAGACTTCACTACAAGCGGCATTTTAGTATGGAACAAATTGTAATTATACACCCCAACGGCGTAAGGCTTCCTTTATTCAGCCGGGAGAGAAACAGCGCGATAAGCAAGGCTACTCAAAAGGTAGCTTTGCTTTCCGACGATGTGGTAAACATTACCGTTACGTCAGCCGTAGCCCTTCCGCTAAAGATGGGCGACATGGTGGAAGTATACGGAAAGGTCTACAGAATTAACCAGCTTCCACAACCGACTAAGGACGGGGAAAGAAAACTTACCTACGAAATAGCCTTAGAAGGGAAGCAGTACGATTTAATAGACGTAGCCTTTAAGCTTCCAGAAGATTGCTACGGAGAAACGCTTTATGCGGATTTGGCCGGACACATGAACGCCCTCATGTGGAATATTAACAGGATATTCCCTAACAAGTGGGTATTAGGCACGGTTCCAACGGAAACGAAGTTTAAGAACATTTCCGGGGAGGGTAAGAACTGCCTACAGGTTCTACAGGAACTTTGCAGCGACTACGGCGTAGAGTTCGCCATCAGCAGGAACGTTACTACAGACGTTTGCACGATTGACATAAAGGCGCGCATAGGTACAACTTTACCGATTGCGCTTTACTACGGGCGCGGACGCGGCCTGTATAAGCTCCAGCGCAAGAACGTAAATAACGCCGGGGTTACTACACGCCTTTACGTCTACGGAAGTTCGGATAATTTGGGTAGGAACTACAGAAACACACGGCTATGCCTTCCGAACACTACCCGGCTTTCTTCATACATAGAAGACGCGGACGCGGTAGCACTTTACGGCATCAAGGAAGGCGAAAAGAACTACGACGACATCAAGCCCCAGCGAGTAGGAACCGTTACGGCTTTAGGTTCTGATAACATTTCATTTGTGGATAGTTCTATGTTTGACTTGAACGAGCGAGAACAGGACGGCACAACGACGAAATACCTTATCCCAGGAACTACGGCAAAGATAACATTCCAAGACGGGCAGTTAGGCGGTTATACCTTCGACATACACAGCTACGACCATTCTACGCACACGTTCGTAATAAACAAGTTCATGGACGAAAACGGGATGGTATTCCCTTCCGAAGATTCGCAAGCGTTTCAGATTGCAGTCGGCGATAAGTATATTATTGAAGACATCAACCTGCCGCAGAGCTATATAGACGCAGCCGAAGCAGAGCTTAGCAACGAAGGCACAAAGGAGCTGGCGAAGATTTGCCAGCCACAGGTAAGCTACGCCTTACAGATTGACGAAGCGTTTATGGTTAAGACGTTCGGGCGCGACCTTCCTACGGAGGTCTTAAGTATTGGCGACTTTATTAGGATCGTGGACGAGCAGTTAGGCGTAGACAAAGAAGTAAGGATTACGGCTATAGAGCGCGATCTACTACGCCGTCATACCTACAATATTACGCTTTCCGACACCGTAACGAAAAGCAACACTGTCCGGGTAATAAACAGCTTAAACGAGATTAACGAGACCATACGCACCAACGGACTTGCAGATCCGCAGAAAGCGCGAAGAAATTGGCGAACGGCGCAGGAACTTCTAAGCATGGTTTTCGACCCGGAAGGCGACTACTACAGCGAGAAGATAAAGCCGCTTTCGATAGATACTACCATGCTTTCAGTAGGAGCAAAAAGCCAGCAGTTCGTACTAAAGAACGTTATGTTTGAACCGAACTTCGAAGGCCGCTATTATTGGCTTCGCATTTCGGGCGGAACCCTCGTTCATTACGCCATAGACGACACCGGGAACAGGGAATGGACAATGGCGGCTAACAACTTAGTTGAGCTTGATTTGTCATCGGCCTATTATATTTATGCCAAGTGCAGCAAGGCGAACGCCGCCGGAGTATGGCAGTTAAGTACGCAGCAGATAGCAGTAGAAGGGCAGACAGGCTACTATACGTTCTTAATAGGAACGATAAGCAGCCCGGACGTAAATCCTACTACTTTGTTAGCGGTACGCAGTATTTCCCTCCTTTACGGCTTTAGCACCGTAAACGGAAGGTTCATTAAAACGGGACGCATAGAAAGCACCGCCGGAACCTGCTACTTCGACTTAGACAATAACATGATAGGCGGCGTTATGCAGTTCGTCAGACAGGACGGCACGGTAGCAAATATTACGGATTTGGAAGACAAGGCCGACGACACGAAGAATTATATAGACAATGTTCTGCCGGGAGTCCTAAGCGACATGCAGGCGCAGATAGACGGCCAAATAGAACAGTTCTTCTACGACTACGACCCGGACGACGTAACGGAGCCTACAGCGACATGGATAGCAACCGATACGGCGGCAGGAAACAATAACGAGAAGGAAGCCCACTTAGGCGACCTTTTCTACAACACGGACACAGGAAAGGTATTCCGTTACGTGAAACAGCTGGTTTACACACAGCCGCCACACCAAGGCGCACAACCTGGAAGAAGCTGGGTCTATTATTGGCAGGAGCTTTCAGACGCAGAGTTAGCCGAAGCTTTGGAGATTGCAAACGACGCTTTAGACTTAGCCAAGACGAAACGCCGAATATTTACCAGCATACCCTACACGCCTTACGAAGTTGGAGATTTGTGGGTACAGGGAAGCTCCGGCGACATTATGCGCTGTAAGACAGCACGGCTAACAGGTAGCTATAATTCCGCTGATTGGGAGAGAGCCAGCAAGTACACCGACGACACCGCACTTAACACGTTTATTAACGGGACATACGCGAGCAATTACGCCGGGCTTTTGAACCAAATAGACGGCAAAATAGAAACGTGGTTCCGAGCTGCAGACCCTTCCGTTTCGTGGACTACTTTAGCACAAGCGCAGGCGCACGAAGGCGACCTTTGGTATAACACGAATACGAAGAGGCTATACAGGTGGGTAAACACTTCCGCAGACAACTACTCATGGGAAGAGATACAGAACAAGGACGCTATAGACGCTATGGCAGCAGCAGCGGAAGCGAAAGACACAGCAGACGGGAAGCGAAGGGTATTTGTAGCACAGCCTTACGCGCCCTACGATGTCGGCGACCTTTGGCTAACGGGCGACAGCACCGACGGGCTACTTAAGCGATGCATCACGGCAAGAGCTGAGGGAGCAAGCCCGGCCTACGTAGCTAACGAGTGGGTAGAAGCAGTATGTTACGACAATACCAAGACGACTATAGACGGCGGTATAGTGACTTCGGGAACGGTTCAGCTTGTAAGCCCTGTTTCGGAAAGCATAGTAGCAGGCATTACGGGCGGAGAGAGCGAGAACGCAAACACCCCGGCAGCTAATAAAGTGCGCATTTGGGCAGGAGCCAGCAAAGGGAACAGGTTTACCGCGCCCTTCCGGGTTCTACAGGACGGCACGGTATACGCGACCAAAGCCAACATAGAAGGAACGATAAAAGCCACCGACGGCGAGTTTAGGGGCAAAGTCTATGCCACCGACGGCGAGTTTGCCGGGCGTATATACATAGGTAACGGAGCTATTCGTTTGGAAAAGGACGGTAGCGGAAGCTTAGGAAACGGACAGATCACATGGCAGAAAGACTACGGCCATCTTACGGTTCCGTCTATTAACATAGGCCAGCTTTGGGGCTACAACGCATTAGCGCAGGAGTTGAACCATACTATAGGTATGTGGAATAACGCTTCGCTTTTCTTGCTTTCTTTGCCTTATACTGAAACGATATTACTTACAAGCAATCCGCAGACAGCAAGAATGTACACTTTCGTAAATCTAAGTGATTACCAAAAGGAGTTTAACGGAAACGGTAAAAAGATTTGGTACAAAGGTTATGACTATGACCAAGTATATATTACACGATGGGATGATAGAGGTATTCCAGCAACGTCAATAACCTTCATGTCTGGCGGAGATAAATGGTACGTAGTGGCGACAGCATAACGCCCAAGGGCTTCACGGCGCAGGGGATATCCCGTAAGTGAATTTTTTCTTGATTTTCACGGCTTCAACAGGAAAAACACTTCACGGGAATTTAGCGACGTATTATAATAATACGAATATTGAGTAATTTTGCAAACGAATTAAAATTTTTACGACTATGCAGAACAGAAACGGCGACGCAGTAAGCGCGCAAATTTCGGTAGCCGGAGCCGTACAATTTACGGGAACCGACAACTTCAAGAAAGACCAGCCTTTTTGCCTTAAGAACGACGGCGAGACGGCGGTAGTTTTGGAAGTAAACCTTTGGGGCATGGAGCCGGGCGAGTTCGTACAGACCCGCTTTGAAGTAGGCTGGAACCCCGAAATAGTGAGAGAAATAAAGTACACAAGTCAAAACCTCGCCCTTATTTGGGGCTATTAAAACTTACGATTATGGGCGTAATTATTGGATTAGGCAACAATAAGCCTACATACCCTTACGACTACTACTACGGCGTGAAGATCAACACCGCAGTAGCAGACACCACGCTGGAGCGCGTAGGGCGTTCGGAACTTCACGTTTCCCTACCCATTCAGTCACAGATGCGCCGCTGTTTGCTTAACGACAACGGCGAAGTAGTAACCTACCTTCACGCTACGGACAGCACGAAGACAGACACAGGCGCAACCGCAGACCTTACAGGAGCCAGCGGCATGGTCATGGTAGAAATTCCCGAACACTACAGAAAGTTCGAGTTCGACGGGACTAACATACTCGCGCTTATTTCGTCTTACCCGCTTCCCGGCTTCCACAAGGTACGTAAGCTTTACCGTTCAGCATACGAAGCAACCGTAGAGCGTAGCACCAATAAGCTTGCAAGCGTAGTAAATACAACGGCGGACTACCGGGGCGGCAATAACACGGCAGCATGGGATGACACCTACAGAAGCGAGTTAGGACGGCCAGCCACAAATATAAGCCTTACCAGCTTCCGCAGCTACGCGCGTAACAGAGGAACAGCAGGGCTTAACGACAAGGGGTGGAACTGCGACCTTTACGAAGCACAGCTTAACACCTATTGGCTGTTCGTGATTGAGTACGCCAACCTTAACTGCCAAGATACATATACGGCACAGCTTACGCAGGAAGGCTACAGGCAGGGCGGCTTAGGCGACGGCGTTACGACTTTGGACTACAGCAAGTGGAACAGCTTTAACGGGCGCAACCCGTTCGTACCCTGCGGAATTACCAACAGCTTAGGCAACGCTACGGGCGTAGTGGACTACGAAATGCCCGAAGAGTACGGCGCAGCCCTTACCGTTCACGTACCAAGCTACAGAGGTATCGAAAACCCGTTCGGCCATGTTTGGAGTTGGACGGACGGCATCTTAGTAAAGGCACAGAGCGAGGAAGCCGGAGGAAAGCACCTGTTCTATAGAGCAGTTGAAGACAACCCCGCAAACTTCTCCAGCAGCAGCTACGAGCATTACGTACTACGTGGAGAGCTACCACGTTCGGACGGCTACGTTAAGCAGATCCTTTGCGGAGAGAACGGCGACAACATGCCGAAGGCCGTAGGCGGAAGTTCTACGACATACTTTGCCGATTACTTCTACCAAAACATACCTTCCAGCGGAGAAGCCATAAGGGGCGTGTTTTTCGGCGGTACTGCGTCTTACGGCGCGTATGCCGGGCTTGCGTTTGCGTATACGTTTCACACCCCCTCGCTTTCGTCTACGAATTTCGGTTCGCGGCTTTGCTTTATACCCGCAGCGTAGCACGAACCAACGCTAAATGGAAAGCGACCAAACGCCCCAGCCGCCGCGCCACTATTTGGCGGCTGGGGTTCATAAAGAAACAACTAATAAATACAGGGTTCAGATATGAACGAACAAAACAATTCGCAACAGCAGCAGGAAGACGACGGTAGCCTGTCGTTCCTCAACATTCCGCAGGACGAAGCAAACAAGCACTTCAACTGCAAGGAAACGACGCAGCAGAAGCTAACGAACCTTACGTTTTGGGTAGTAGACTTCATAGACAATGTAAAGACTAAGTTCGGAAACGAACGCTTCTTAGTGAAGATTAAACACATGGATCCAACGCCAAGCGGACACGATAAGGAAGAAAAGTTCTTTACGAACAGCACCGAAATAAAGTACGTTTTGGGAGAGATAAAGAAGCGTAACAAGTTCCCGCGAAAGGCTACCATGAGAGCCAGCGGAACCCGGTACTACTTAGAATAAGAAATAAAGGCTGTTCGTTCTAAGGGCGTGTATTTCGGCGGTAATGCGAATAACGGCGCGAATGCCGGGCTTGCGTATGCGAATACGAATAACACCCCCTCGAATACGAATACGAATATCGGTTCGCGGCAATACTGATTAGAAGTTAGAAAGATATAATAGAACGAAGGCCACGCCGCAAAAAGGCGAAAGAATAGTAAACATTAACGGGCTTTGGTAGGGGCAACCCGAAGAAGACCACTTAATCAGCAAAGCAGCAGCATGAAGCGGATAAACAACCTTTACGACAAGATTATAAGCTTAGAGAACCTTAAGCTTGCAGACGAAAAGGCGCGGAAGGGGAAGCTAAAGACCTTCGGCGTAGAACTTCATGACCGCAACCGCGAAGCGAACCTGCAGGCTTTACACGAAGCCCTAAAGAACGGAACCTATAGGACTTCGGAATACAGCACCTTTACAATTTACGAGCCGAAGGAGCGGGTTATCTTCCGCCTTCCGTACTACCCGGACAGGATAGTACACCACGCCGTTATGAACGTCTTAGAACCTATATGGCTTTCGGTTTTCACGGCAGACACCTACAGCTGTATAAAGAAAAGGGGAATACACGCGGCAGCGAAGAAACTAAGGCGAGTAATAGACGAGGATAAACAGGGCTGTAGATATTGCCTAAAGATTGATATTAGGAAGTTCTACCCGTCGATAGACCACAGCGTATTAAAGTCTATAGTACGCCGGAAGATTAAGGACACACGGCTACTTAAACTTTTGGACGAGATTATAGACAGCGCGGAAGGTTTACCGATTGGGAACTACCTAAGCCAATACTTAGCGAACCTTATGCTAACCTATTTCGACCATTGGGTTAAAGAGGTTAAACGGGTTCGGTACTACTTCCGCTACGCAGACGATATCGTAGTATTGCACAACGAAAAGAAGGTACTACGCGGACTTCTGGCAGAGTTCGAAACCTACTTAGCAAAGGAAACGAAGCTACAGGTTAAGGACAATAAGCAGATATTCCCCGTAGCAAAAGACCACCGGGACAGATCCGGGCGAGGTATAGACTTCTTAGGCTTTGTATTCTACCTTAACGAAACACGGCTAAGAAAGCGTATTAAGCAAAACCTTTGCCGGAGGTGTGCCAAGCTCCTAAAGCGGAAGAAACCGCTAACGCCGGAAGCCTTCAAGCAGGCCGTAGCGTCGTGGTGGGGCTGGTGCAAGTACAGCGATAGCAGCCACTTTATTAAAAAGTTGAACATTAAATTAGCACCGAATTATGAAATCAAGTTCAGACACTCGCCCGGCTACTATTCAGCCGCTGGGTAACGGCGCGTACCACTACAACTATAACGTAGTAGAGCGTCAAGAGACAGACCCGGAAACCGGGGAAATAAAAACCGTTTACGACTACGACACGGTTAAGGTTTGGGACGAACCGACCTACGACAAGCTGGTTAAGGCCGTTATTCGTGAGGAAATCGACGAAACGCAGGAGTTTGCCAAGGTAAACGACTACAACGCCGCCGTATTGGGTATCATTACGGACACAGCGAAGAAGGCGGAAGCAAAGCAGGCCTATAAGGACTATTTGCAGCACGTCGTAGACATCAAGGCTATGGTTCGCGCAGACTTAGACCGCGTAGGAGAGTAGAAAGGAGGTGTTTATGTTTGAGTACGTAAAAACCTTCTTTGAAGGTGTGTTCGGCTTCACTTCGCGCGTGTTTATGTTCATATTAGGCGCGCTTTGGGGATTGATGGAGCCTACTATCCCATTCGCCGGAATTTGCCTTTTTGCTATTCTTATAGATTGCCTTACGGCGTGGAGATTGGGAAAGCGGGTTAAGGCAATAAACCCCAAGGCGAAGGAAGACGACGCTAAGTTTAAGAGCAACTACGCACGCAGGATGTTTTACACCCTTTGCGTAGTGTACGCTTGTACCGTATTGGGCTGGCTGATTGATACCTATATGTACCCCTTCGTAGACCTTTATTTAGCAAACTTTATAAGCGGCGGCTTTTGTTTGGTTCAGCTTCTTAGCATTTTGGAGAACGAGAGCAGCTGCAACGACGCGCGCTGGGCAAAGGTTTTGCAGAAGGTTTTAGTAAACAAAGCGGCCAGGCATTTAGACGTAGACCCGGAAGACCTAACACTAAAAGAGAAGGAACATGGCACAAATTAGCATTTTAGCCCCCTTCATACTTAGCTGGGAA